TTATAATTCAGATAACATCTTTATAAGTTCTAATTTTTCCTCAATAGACATTTCTTTTCCGTTTCTTGCGATCAGTGTTTTCAAATCTTCATATGATGGTTCTTTTCTGCTGTCAGAGGTCAGGAATTCATCGTCGCAGAAATACTCAGTGGTGACACCGAGTTCCTTCGAAATCTTTAATAAAACTTCTATGTCTGCCTTTCTGCTGTCTCTCTTGATCATCGAATAAATAGTCGTAGGTGCCACATTGATTTTCTTGGCCAGTTCATTGGCATTCATGTGATGTTCCTGCAGTAACAGCTCCAACTTTGCTCCAATTCCCATAAAATATACCGCCTTTCTAATAGAAAGAATAGCATAATAAAAACCAGAAGTAAATAAAAAAATATGCAAATGCGTATAATCATCTTGACATATAACTCATATGCGTATATTATATCAATATAAGATACGCAAACGAGTAATATCAGGAGGTGAGCTGTTGCCATATTTAAATTTAAAAACTGAATTAAAAAAACAAATATTACAAACGAAGAAATTGCACATGTATTGAGGCTGCGGACAGAAGACGTGCTGGACAAACTGGAAGGCTCAGGGAGATTCACCATCGGAGAAGCAATGCTTCTGAAAAAAAGGTATTTCTCCCGGATGCCGCTGGAATATCTGTTTGTACATACAGCATCTAAGCCGTAACAATTTTACTTTTTATATTAATGAGTATAGAACATTTGTTTGGAAAAGGCAATAGGCATAATAGACAAAATTTAGAGAGGAGTACTATGTTTGACTTTCAGACCGAAAAGGGAAAAACTGACGCAGTTATCAGCATTTTGCTGCATCACTATACAAAGGAGCAGTTATCAGAATTTTATGGAATTTCCATAAGAATAATCAATGAGTGGATCGGGGCATACCGGAGCAGAGCGGCGGCTGAGATCAGAGACAGGCAGATCCGCTTTAACGGAAGAGCCGTAAATAAGATGAGGCCTCTTGTGACCGTTTACAGACCGACATCCGGAGCAATGTATATAGGATGGAAACACATCAGATAAAGAAAAGAGGGATTGATTTGACAGAAAAGGAATTGGGTCAGATGCATTATCTGAACAGGGAAATTGAGAAACTGAATGAAGAACTCAGCTGGATGGAATGTAAGAGTATGATAAAGTCACCGCTGCTGACGGGGATGCCGTTTGGGACCGGGGTCAGCGACAAGACAGCAGACTATGCGGTGCGAATGGAGGAGATCAGAGAGCTGATCGACCTGTCCATTAAAAAACTCCTGCACACGAGGGCAGAGATCGAACGGTTCCTACAGGAGATCGAAGATCCGGAACTCAGGCTTATTATACGGCTTCGTTCCATCAATAATCTCGGATGGCAGGAGATCGGGGAAGAACTTGGGATGGACAGAAGAACTGCGTCAAGGAAGTATCAGAGATTTTGTGAGGAGAAACTTATTCACAATGCACAAGAATAATGGAGGATCATATGGACACATGGAAAAATACAGTCATAACAGATAGAGGAATAGAGCTTCAGACGAAGTTATTGGATGGACAGGGACTGAAGATTACAAAAGTGAAGGCAGGAGCCGGGCAGGCACCGCTTTATGATCTGAGGAGCCAGACAGAGGTTCTGGATATCAGGCAGGAAATAAATCTTCGTCCTGCTGTCATAAAAAATAATCAGATTACAATTCCTGTTTTTTTAGAGAATACGAAGCTGCCGGAGAGTTATGATCTGTGGCAGATAGGGTTTTATGCAGAAGATCAGGATGGAAATGAGATTTTATATTGTTTATCTCAGGCAGCAAGAGGAAGGTTTATACCTGCCGCAAACGAAAGCCCTGGCTTCTCGATTACCTGGGAGTTTTGTTTTAAGAATTCGGATGCTGCTCCCTTTGAGCTGGATATCGATCCAAGCGGATTCGTATCTCTTGAAGAATATAATGTACATTCTGCAGCTATAGATAGTTTAGAGGCGGATATACAGCAGATCCTTTCTTATTTATATCCGGTTGGAATGGTAATTGCTTTTGCAGAAAAATTTAATCCGAATGATTCTTTGCCAGGAACTTGGAAGAGATTTGCAGAAGGTAAAACTTTAATGGGAGTAAATGAAAATGACAGCGATTTTATTCATGTAGAGAAGCCAGGAGGTTCAAAGACACATTTGCATTCGACTGGAAATTGTACATTAAATACGAGACAACTTCCATCTCATGATCACGGTCAAAGGAATTTGTCAGGTACTTTTCGGGCGTATTGCTATAAAGGCTGGACTCACTCAGGAATTATTTCAGGCTCATCTAATGCATTGACAAATGATATGGGTACAGGGGACAAAAGTGTAGGGGGCGTTACTTTTACAGTAAATGCCTCACATAAACATGATGCTGTCGGAGAAAATCAACCTCATAATCATGGAAACACAGGAAACGGATCAAATTTACCGCCATATGTAACGGTGTATTATTGGAGAAGAGAAAGCTAGATTTGTATTTGCCCACAATGTCCGCTATAAGGATGATATAGTTATCATAGAGAATAAAGGATAAGAGACGTCAAGTAAGGTAAAAGGGTCTCATTATCCTTTATTCTTTTTTAGCTACAGCTACTTGAAAGGAGAGGGAGATATATGGACACATAGAGCAAGATAAGATAACAGATGTTAGGAAAGGAGCAGCAGTGCTGGAACAAATTTTAGCAATATGCGGTGGCATCAGCATCATTGGCGGAGCGGGTGCCGTTATTTATAAAATTGTATATCCTGCTATGCATTTCAGCCACCGCGTAGACCAGTTAGAAGAACATTCGGAGAAAGATTATCAACGATTAAAGGGATTGGAAGAAATGCAGAAACAGCAATCCAAATGTTTAGCTGCAATGCTAAACCATCAGATTACAGGAAATGGGATAGAAAACATGAAAAAAATAAGGGATGAACTTCTGGAAAGTATCATCGAAAAATAGGGAGGAGATTACAAATGGATTTAAATTTTATCAGTGAGTATTATATGCCGATGGTACTGACAGCGTCTTTCATTATTGGTTATGTAATTAAAAAATCTTTAGATTTTATTCCTAATAAATATATACCATTGATTCTGGCTGTCTGCGGTGCATTTATGGGATGCATCTTAAAGAATCAGATAAATCTGGAGTCTATTATATCTGGAGCTTTTTCCGGGCTTGCCAGTACGGGACTGCATCAGACATTTACAAGGCTAGTGGAGGGGGAGAAATATGGCGAGCTATAACATAAGTGCGGGGCATAATCCATCTAACAAAGTTGCCTGTGGTGCAGTGGGATACTTGGATGAATCAAAAGAGGCCAGGCAGATTGTAAAAGAGACTATACGGCTTTTACGATCTGATGGACATAAAGTTTATGAATGTACCTGCAACAATGGAAAAAGTCAGGGTGACGTTTTAAAAAAAATTGTTTCTAAATGCAATAAAAGAGAGGTTACGTTAGATATCTCGATTCACTTAAATTCAGGGAGAAACGATTGTATTGGTGATGGAAAAGTAGCCGGAACAGAAATCTGGTGTACTGCCTCGTCAGGAATAAAAAAGCGTGCCGCAGAAAAAATATTAGATAATATGAACAAGATTGGATTTAAAAATAGAGGAATTAAGACAACCAGCGGTCTATATTATCTAAATCATACAAAAAACAAAGCAATTCTAGTGGAAGTCTGTTGTGGATGATAAAGATGACTATAAACTATATAAAAAAGTTGGTTATAAAGCCGTGGCAAGAGCAATAGCAGAGGGAATTATTGGAGAAGAACTAAAGGGAAAGAAAGAAGAAAAATATACTACAGTAAAAAGCAGTTCATCTAAAAAGGCAATACGCTGGCTTCAGGCTAACTTAAATAAGTGTTATAAGGGAAGTCTTATGAAACTTTCAGAGGACGGAATTTGGGGTCCTAAAACTCAGGAAATGCTTGAAAAATATTGGGAGCAGCTAAATTGGAGAAAGGAACTTATGCGGGAAGAAAAACGTGTAAAGCTCTGTATAAAAATAGGAGATAAATAGTTTGCCCACAATGTCCGCAGCATTAGTGCTATGATAATAATACACCAAGAAGGGAACGTAAGTTTGGCAGGTGTAAATATAAAAAAGGAGGTGAATCTATGAATGAACTTGTTTACCAGAGGTTAACTGAAAACGCATGGATGATAGAGAATCTCGCAAAATATAATGGAAAACCCGCAGTTTTCTTAAGAAATGCACCCAAAGATTCAGACGAATTATGGGAGGGGGATATCTACCCAAGAATTGTTTATGATTTGCTTATTCAGTCAGATCCGAAAGGTGACATTACAGGAAGGCTGGCCATAAGGATGTTCTGTAAGCCGGATCAAACAGTCGTCTGGGAAAATTTCGAGAGAGAATTAATTTCTTTATTTCATCACTGTTTTTTCTCTTTTGATAATATGACAATAGGAATGAAATGGTTGCGGTCCAAAACAATTAAGCCGGAAATTGGAGAGGATTCTAATGGATATTTGGTTTGTTTTCAGCCGGGAGCTTTTTTTAAACAGGACGCAGGCAATTCAGATATTGTTGCTGTTTTTCAGAAGTGGCTGAAAGAGTTGAATGATCAGATTAGAATACCTGGAATGGAGAGTACAGGTCCTACATGGAAAGCTACAGACGAGCATCCAGCTGTTTATTGCCGTCTGGGGAATATTCTTCCGGGAACCTATAATGATACATGGGAGGTATCCTGGCTGACGGTAACCGTGAAAATTCATGTAATAGCTCAAAAGGGAAAAAGCATAGAACTGATCAGATCTATTTGCGAGCAGCTGAACCTTAAAGACAAGTTAAAAATGAGTGACGGGGGAATGTTTTTTATAGATTCGGTAACGTTTAAAGATAATGCGGATAGCTTTAAAGATGGACAAATTTTAGTCAAAGGACAGTATGGTGTTCAAAAGAAGGAAGAAGAGGTATTCAAAATAAAAGATGTAAATTTTAAGGAGGATCAAAATGCAAAAAATGATTTATAGCTTAGAAGAATATGCGTCAAATCCGGAAAGTCTGGATGCATCAGCAGACATGGTTCGTGCAGCTTTCACTTTTACAGGGAAAACAGAGGCAGAGCTAAAAGAGGCTAAAAAATTAGTAAAAGATTTTAAAAATAAGGAGGTAAAATAACATGATGACAGGAACTTATGATACAGGAGAAACAAAAATCAGACCAGGGGTTTATCGAAGATACACAACTCCGGAAAAGAAAACCGTGGCGGAAGCAATCAATGGAGTATTCGCGATTCCTATCCAGGCAGACTTTGGTCCGGTGGGAACCGTACAGGTACATACGAAAGCAGAAACTGTGGAAGATATGGAACAGTAAAAGGTGTTCTTAATTTATTTGATAATGGGGCATCTAAGGTCTATGTATATAGACTTGGTTCAGAGGGAACAAAAGGAATTTTGGAATTAATGGATGATCAGGGAGAGAAAGCGGTGACACTCGAAACAAAATACCCGACAAAACTCGTATTCTCATTAACGCTGAAGCAGCCGCTTTCCAGTTCCTCTAAAAAGGAAGTGACGATATATCAGGGAAGTTCCTTAAAAGAGAAGTTTACCTATGAAACTGGAAGTGACGAAAATGAAGTAGATGCATTTATCAGAGAAATCAACCAGAAATCTTCTGTTTTTACAGCAGTTAAGGCAGACGGAGAGAAGAACAGCCTGGCTCAAGTATCACAGAAAGAAAGTACAGCGGGTACAAATCCAACGGTTGTTACAGGAAATTATGAAGAAGCATTTGGAGCATTTGAAGCATATACATGGAATGCATTAGCTGCGGATACAACTGACACAGCAGTACATGCACTGCTGAAAGCCTATATGCAGAGAATGAAGAGTAACGGGTGCGTAGGGATTTGTGTAGTAGGAGAGAGTGCGGAAGTTGATTTTGCTGAGAGAATGTCTCATGCGAAAGAATTTAATTCAGAAGCTTTCGTTTATGTTGGATCCGGATTTGTAAATAAAAATGGAGAAAAAATTGACGGATATGAAGCAATTACTGTGATTGCGGGAATTATCGGAAGTTGTCCGGCAAATCAGTCTATTGTACATTCCGTTATAGCAGATGCCGTGGAACCACTGGAGATTCTCTCAAAAGAAAAATATATTCAGGCAATTGAGAACGGAATGCTCATGCTTTCTCAGGGACCGGAAGGAGAAGTCTGGTTTGACAGTGGGATCAATACTCTGAATGTATTAGAGGAAAATCAGGATGCAGGGTGGAAAAAAATCAGAAGAACAAAGACAAGATTTGAATTGTTTGATCGTCTTCACAGGACTATTTCACCGGTTATTGGGAAAATCAATTGTGACAGTGACGGAATTGCAAATGTAATCAAGCTGGCAAAGGATGTGCTGGATGCGATGACAAGAGAAGGAAAACTTATGGATGGAGCAGATATCTATGAGGACCCTCAGGAGCCGCACGGACCGGAAGATGTGCACTTTATTGTTGCAGCCACTGATCTGGACAGCCTGGAAAAAGTATATTTAAATTATCAGTTTAATTTTTCAGCAGAAGCGTAAGGAGGAAAAGAAATGTCAAATACAAATTATAGAAACATTATGACAGGGAAAGACGGAAGACTGTTTGTAAACTTTGGAGGAGTGTCTACACTGCTTGCAGAAGTAAAAGAATTTGAGATTAAAGCGAGTTTTGGAAATGTTGAATATAAACCACTCGGGACTGCCCAGCAGTATGCTATTCCGGATAAAGTAAAGTTTACACTCTCATTTTCAGAGGCTGTTGTGCGGGATGATCTGGTTATGGAACCTTTGCTTAAGAGTGTCAAAAAGGGTGTGATTCCATCCTATGATTTTCAGAGTGTCGCACTGCGTTCAGCAGATGGGAAAGAACAGCGTCTTTTACTAAATGGATGTGTACCGGATGGGGATTTTGACCTGATGACTTTGAAATCAGGAGAAATCATTACAAGGCATCAGAGTTTTGTAATTAACCAGACACCGGAATTTTTAAAATCATTGCCGGAAGGGGCAAGTTTGAACTAAGAAAAAGAGAGGAGAAAAGATATGTCAGATAAAAAGAATGGAATACAGGTAACCGCAGAGAATGAGGTTGATTTAATCCAGGGACTGCTTCATGCAGCAGATTATAAAAACGATGAGGAGATGCAGAAGACTGTTGAGGTTAAACGGAATGGCAAAGTTTATTTTTACTTCAAAATCCGTCCACTAGGAGAAGAAGAACTTTTAGACGCAAGGAAAAAAGCAGCCGTTATGATGCCAAATCCAGCAAATCCAAAACTTCCGCCAGTAGAAAAAGAAGTCCGCCTTGATGAATTTTCAGCATGGAAAATTTATTATGCGACGGTAGAGCCTGAGAAAGTATGGGATGCGCCGGAAGTGATTCAGGGACTTAAAGCTAAGGGATTCTCAGTACTAAGAGGCATCGATGTTATTAATACAGTGTTGAGAGCAGGAGAAAAGGACAAGATTGATGCAGATATTGATAAACTCAGCGGGTTTTATGATACCGAAATGACCGAAGAGGAATACGCAAAAAACTGATCAAGGCCAGTCCATTAGCTGAAAAATTACATTATATCTGGCAAAATCAAGGGAAAATGCCTTCAGAAATCCTTCGGCTTCCGGAAGGAGAGAAGGCATTTATCCTGGCCTCCACCCAGATTGTATTGGAAGAACTTATGGAGTGGCAAAAAGAAGAAAAATAGGATATAATTATTCCAAAGAACAAATTGTTCGGAGGACATGATATGCAGAAGTTTGGAAATGATGGGACCGAGTTTTGGTGGAATGATGAGGTTCAAAATCTTGGATTAAAAATCGGTGGGTTTTTTTGTATCATTTTTTTTATTATCCCATTAAAAATGGAAAAACCAGGCTCGTTTTTATTCATATTATCAGTTTGTATTTTAGTTTTTTTGGTTATTGCTTTAATACACATTAGTATGTTAGAAAGACAAAAAGTTCCTGCCCTTTATATGAATGAGGAAGGAATCGTCGTATGGGGAGATTTTTGTTCATGGAATCATGTTAAGTCTGTTGAGATAAAATCTTTGTATCGAGGAGCAGCGGGGCCGCGTGATTGGATCTATATTTATGTTCAGCTTCCGGGAGATGAAAAAATAGGATGCTTTGCTATAACTCCTGAAAAAGAAGAAATTATGGAAATAAAAATATATATAGAAGCATTTTGGGAATATTACAAAACAAATTAAATATAAAATAAAAAATGAAGCAGTCCTGCTTCTTTTTTTATTTGAAAGGGGGGATATATTTGAGTGATAAATCTTATGAAGATTACTTGGAGGAACAGGTCAAAAAAACGGCTAAAAAATTATCGAGAAACCAGCGGGAATATTATCAAGTGTATCAAAGGCTGGAGAAAAAGAAAGAAATGGTTTTGAATATGCAGACAACTAAGCCGTCGGTGAAACTTTCTTCTGATGATATTATAGGGGTGGGAACCAATGTATCTACCATTGCCCTGGATAATAAATATCAAGCTATTATTCAAAAGGAACTGCCTGAAATAACTCCTGCCAGAACTTTCATGCCGGCTACCATGCTTGTTTCTGGATATAACGTTGCAAAAGAAGCAAATAAAAAAGATGGAGATCCTTTTAAACAGACAACAATCGAAGCAGCATCTGTGGGAACAACGTCAGCAGTAACTGGGATAATCGAAGCAGCTGCGGGAGCTAAATATGGAGCATGGGCCGGACCAGTGGGAATTCTGGCAGGTGCAATTGGAGGATATGTAGTATCGAAATATGGAGATACTTGGTATGAAGGTGCCAGAAAATATGGAGAGGAAGTTCATAAAAAGAAATTTCATCCTTTTATTAATCAAATTAAGGATAAAGAAGGAAACATACAATATACGACTGCAAATAAAAAGAAAGCCATAAAATATTTTGGTACAAATTCAAAGGCTGTCAAATATGGTGCGGCAATGTCAGCAAAAGACAGACAAAATGAATTGAGAGAATTTCAGAAAAAAAGAGCTGCAAATAACAGTGCATCCAAAAAGTCAGCACCTAAAAAGAAAGATAATTTCTTCAGCAGGTTAAAGAAGCAGCTATGGGGCCTCTTTAAACATAATGCCAATGGAAGCTTTGTGGATAACCCGATGCTCAGCTGGGTCGGAGAAGAAGGCCCGGAAGTGATCATACCTTTAAGCGGACATAAACGAGATCGGGGCCTTGACCTGTGGCAGCAGGCAGGACAGGCACTTGGAGTCACCGGGTACGCGAATGGCGGAACGGCAGGCGGAGTACCGGGAAAACAGTCCCCACCGGGTATTGGGCAGGCGAAAGGAGGAATCCGTGTGTCTATCGGAAATATTAATATTTCATTAAAGAGCAGCGGCGGTGGAGTAAAGAGTACCAATCTGCTATCTGCACTAAAGGAGCAAAAAGAAGAAGTTTCTGATGAGCTATGTAATATTCTTGCGGATGCGCTGGAAAGTGCTTATCAGAATATTCCGGCAGTGTCCTAAACACTATTAAAATAAAAGGGAAAATACGGTATAATTATTTGGATAAGTGATAATTAGGAGGTAATTTTATGCAGAAATTTGGTGATAACGGAAATGAGTTTTGGTGGAATGATGACGAAGGAGATTTGATTTATATAGGAATTTGTATCCTTGCGTTTGCAGGGCTGATTTGCTTCATGATTCATGTGCACCTTGATCTGTTTGGTTTGTTTTTGACTTCTTGTTGTTCATTGTTTTTTGGAATATGTGCAGTAAAACTAATTTATCTCCGAATTAAGAAGATTCCTATGCTCTATATGAATGAAAAGGGGATTGAATTAAGAGGACGCTTTATATCATGGGATTGGATAACAGAAGTTACGAAAAAGAGAGTGCCAAAACACTATGAAATTAAAGAAAAATATCAAATTGCAATATATTACTATGTGCCAGGAAAGAAACGCAAAAAAAAATCTGGAATTCTGCCGCCTCAGGAAGAAATTCAGGAATTAAAAGAATATATAAATGCATATTGGAAGTATTATAAAAACCAATAAAAAAGAGCTGATCGCTCTTTTTTTTATGAAGGAAGGAGAGGTTGATGACAAAAGAAGAATTTGAAGATTATTTGACATATTTAGAAACGCTAAATAAACAAATTGAAAAAACGGCGCAAAATATTTCGAGTCCAGGATTAAGTTATAATCGATCATATAATTACCTAAAGCAGCAAGAACAGAAAATACTTGGCCTTTCAAAACAAAATGTTAACCATAAATTAAAAGGAGTACCAGATTATATATATGGCGGAGGAGGTGAAGTTACAAAAGCTCTGGCAGATGAATATATCAATAAAGAAATAGTAAATGAAATTACAGGACTTGCAGGAGAAGAAATAAGGAGTATGGGATTGTATTCCAAAATAAATAGTGCAAATGGTAAAATAATAAATGCTAATAATTTAGGGAAAGCAGGGAAGTTTGCAAAAAAAGGGTATGGGAACTTTCTTAATATCGGATATTTAACAGCTGCACATAATGTGGTTAGTGAGGCACAGAAAGGAGGAGATGTAGGTAAACAGCTGATTATTGAAACAGGTTCAACGGCGGCTTCAAGCGGAACGGCAACTGTTGTATCTGGTGTGCTTGCTAAGTACAGCGTACTTGCAGGTCCAGCAGGGCTTGTCGCAGGGGCAATAGCAGGGTACCTGGTCTCTGAATATGGAGACGATGTGTATACCGCTGCGGAAAAACATGGAAACAAAGTTTGGGAACAGACGTATGATCCACTGGTAAAGAAATACAGAAATAAAAAAGGGGAA